CGGTGGCAGTGGATCTGTTTCAAAAGGTAGAATGGTCAATTGCTACTTTAACAATAACGCTGGTGCAATATCTTGGATCTATGATAACTCAAATAGCGCTGATACAGATGTAGAATTTGTAAGATGTACAATTGGCAACTATGGAACATGGCAAAACAAATACACTGGCAATGCAGCTGGAACAACAGTAGACGCATGTATATTTAGTGGTACTACGCAGTTTAATGACGTAACACAGGCTGGAACTTCTTACACTGGTATTACTATCAATGATACAACGGGTGTTTATGATAATGCAATTTATTCAGAAGCTGGTCATCTGTATGTTCCAAACACAACGGCGGTATTTTAGATATGGCTAACTTTCCGAATCAAGACTCTGCTTCTGGAATATGGTCCCTGAATTCAGTACGTAATGCTAATATGGGCGAAGTATGGCCTGGACCCACAGCTCCTCCTATTACAGTAGAAGCTTTATTTGTAGCAGGAGGTGGTGGATCTGCCGGTAGTTACACTAGCGATAACGCTGTCGGTGCTGGTGGTGCTGGCGGAGGCGGGGTCGTAGTAGCTAAATTTGATGTATATAGTGGTAACACATATAACATTGCAGTTGGAGCTGGCGGAGCAGCCCGGGGCTTTAACCAAACTGGAAACAACGGTAACGACACGTATCTTGATTACGGGGGTTTGCAACCATATTTTAGAGCAAAAGGTGGTGGTGGCGGTGGTTACTATGAGCCTGGGTTTGATGGTGGATCTGGTGGCGCTAGTGGCTATGGCGGTGGAGCTGGTGGAGAAACTATTCAAGTCTTAGATGAATTTATAGGAAAAAATCTTGGAACTTACATAAGTGATCCATATATTCTTGTTGACTCTGCTGCACAATACGGATCCGATGCTTACCAAGGAGCTGCACCAGGCACTGGTACTGGTACTCCTGGAGGTGGTGGCGCAACTCAAGTTGGTCAGGAATGGGATGGATTTACTGGTGGTGATGGCGGTGATGGATATACTTGGTTTATGGACTCTGCTACCTATGGCGGAGGCGGAGGCGGAACGGGTAAATATAATGCATCCGGATCTCAAGGCGGAATAGGTGGAACTGGAGGCGGCGGCGACGGAGCTACTGCAGTTGGTGGCGCTGGTGAAGATGGCACTGAGGGCCTCGGTGGAGGAGGTGGTGGAGGAGTCGGCACTGGAGCTGGAGGCGATGGTGGCAGTGGTGTTGCAATTCTTTATGCCACTGAGCCTTTTACAAACACAACAGGAACACCAGCTGAAACAACAGTTGCTGTAACACATAATGGTGTATTGTATACTCGTAAATACGTTTTTAGCGGAGATGGCAGTATAACTGTATAAAGGTAATATATGGCACACTTTGCAAAAATTAACGAAGCCGGAATTGTGTCACGAGTTACTGTGATAAATAATAATGTATTATTAGATAGTAACGGTGAAGAATCAGAACAAAAAGGTATTGACTTCTTGCAGAACATGCACGGAGGAACCTGGATTCAAACGAGCTATAATAAAAATTTTAGAAAAAGATTTGCAGGACTTGGTGATACATACGACTCTGACTTGGACGCGTTTATTACACCACAGCCGCACCCGTCATGGACTTTGAATACTACTACATGCGATTGGGAAGCACCAGTTGCATTACCAGATGATGCAGACACTGTGTTTTATATGTGGGACGACGACGCTCTTAGTTGGGTTAAACCAGAAAATTAAATAGCAATTAGAGAATTAAGATGGCAGACGAAAAAAGTTTGAAGCTATTTGGTTTCGAGATCAAAAAGGCAGAAGAAGATCCTAAGAAAAAAGCCTTCGATCGTACCACCCTCTGGAATTCTTCTATATCGATTTGGACGTAGAAGCAGACATTTTAAGATAATATATAATTCTACAATTTGACTAAGGAATTTTAGACATGCACGTTTATGATGGTGAACGCAATACAGTATTTTTATTGAGTGGTGGTGCTGGACGAATTGTCACAGCAATTCCTGCGCTTGAAAAATATGCTAGACTAAACCCAGAAGATGACTTCAAGGTTCTCATCTACGGATGGGAATCTTTGTACTGGGGTCATCCTATTCTTCAAGATCGAACTTTTAGCGCAAACCAGAAAGGTATTTTCGATCTTATTATCAAGACTCATAATTTATATCAACCTGAACCTTATCACCGGTTTACGTACTATAATCAAGAAAAATCACTAGTTGAAGCTTTTGACGAAGAGATTAATAATACTAGTGACCATTCAGATTTAGATAAACCAAATCTTTATCTACACTCTAAAGAAATTGAAGATGCTAAAGCCTTCATCGAAAAAACTAAAGAAGATTTTAAAAGAGAAAAAATTATTATTTTCCAGCCATTCGGCCAAGGTGCGACTATTGATAATGAAAGATGTGTAGATCAAACTCAGCGATCTATGAAACGATCTACGTATTTAGAAATAATCAAAAACCTTCCGGAAAATTATGGCGGAATGTATATGGGACCACGAGAGCTAATCTCAAAAAACGATGAGTACAGTTTAGTTCCTCCAGAAATGGATCTAAGAGGATGGATGTCTCTTATTCATGAATGTGATTATTTTGTAGGATGCGATTCGGTAGGCCAACATGTTGCCAGATCTTTTAATAAGAAAGGGTTAATTATTATGGGATCGACGTTTGAGAAAAATGTATCTTATATAAACTATGATGGATTTAAATTTTATCGAAATGATAAAGTTAAAACTAAGTATAGTCCAATTCGTATTGGTGGTACCGATAGCGAAATGGCCGACAGACTTAATGAAGATGTTATGAAGTTTAGTCCAATTCAATTAAAAGAAATGAAGAATTTGATTATTAAAGGTGTGAAGAATAGTGGTAAGCCTTAAAGAATATACTAAGAGCGCACACACTGCTGCAGAAAAGACACCTCTAGCTAAATCAATGCTTGATGGATCAATTTCCGAGGAGCAATGGGCGTATGTTCTTTATCAAAAAATGGATGTTGCTGTTGCTATAGAAAGAAAAATATTTTTACCCGAAACTCAATCTATGGTAAAATATATTGCAAAAGATGCAGCCCAATATTTTGATGTGTACGATTACAAAATTTTTCCTTCTACAAAAAGATATAGCGAGCATATCGAATCAAGTGCAACTTGGTTAGTGGATGCTGATCTATATGTTAATTACTTAGCAGATTTGTATGGCGGACGATATATCCATAGAGCTCTACCTTATGAATCAAAGACTCATCTAGATTTAAACGATGGAGATTCAAGGATCGATTTCATACGTGAAAGAATAAAAGGTCGAGATAACGAGCTAAAAGATCAAGCGCTAAAGGCTTTTAAATATGTCACAAAAATCTATGAAGAAATATTCAAAGAAACTCGAACCAATTGCTAACGAAATATATCTTGCTTTAAGAAATAATAATAAAATTAATGTGAAAGACTATGGCTGGGAGAACCATGTATGGCAATCCCAGCATTTTTCTTGGGCACATTTAGAAATGTTCTGTACAGAAAAAGTTTCTGTTCTTCACTGTGTAGTGATGCCTCATAAAAATAGCTCGGCGCCTATATACGGATTTGACGTAATAGAGTTGTCTGGCCATCTTACCGGTATGTTCTTAGATTTAACTCCTGTTGATAATAAAATATATGACGTCCCTAATGTGGGTGAACTTAGAAAAATTCCAGAATGGGCTGATTTCTTTAGTCCGAATTTTTTGTGCTGCAAACCAAATGAAAGCGATCTATTGGCTGGCTCAAATCTTTTAAAAGAATATTTAAATATGTTACCAAGCTTAACAGAAAAAGATTATTCGGAAGCTCAACAAAAATATATTAATGGACAGCGTAAAAACCCACAAACTAGAAAAATGCTAGCGTCGCATATTGGTTCTGAAAAAGCTGATGAATTCATAGAAGAAGTCCTCTTTCCAAATATAAAATAGTTATAAATAGTCATAAGAAGTTTAGGAGATCTTTATGGCTGTTTCAACTAGAGAACAATTAATCGATTACTGCAAAAGAAAGCTAGGCGATCCTGTCATTGAGATCAATGTCGACTATCAGCAGTTTGAAGATCGTGTCGATGAAGCGTTACAGTATTATCAAGAATATCATTCAGATGCTACTTCACGTATCTATCTCAAACACTTAGTAACTTCAGACGATGTTGCAAATGAGTATATACCTTTAGATCCAAGTATTATTTTTGTAAGCAAGCTGTTTCCTCTCGCAAGTAACTTTAATCAAGGTAGAAATTTCTTTGACATCAAGTATCAGATGATGTTAAATGATATGGCAGACTTGATAAATTTTGCTGGAGACCTTGCTTATTATGAACACATGCAACAATATCTTTCTTTACTAGACATGAAACTAAATGGCCAGCCACAAGTACAATTTTCTAGAAAACAAAACAGATTGTATATTTTTGGTGATTTTAAAGATGAAGATATTAAAGCAGGTGATTATATCATCGCCGAAATATATCAAATTATTGATCCGGAAACTCATAGATCAATCTATAATGACATGTGGCTAAAAGAATATACTACTGCTTTAATAAAGCAGCAATGGGGCATGAATCTTATTAAATTCGAAGGAATGCAACTTCCAGGTGGAGTCACTCTTAACGGCCGTCAGTTATACGACGACGCGACATCAGAAATTGAGAGGCTTCGCGAAACCATTCGGCTTGAGCACGAAATGCCAGTCGACTTTTTTGTTGGATAATTAGATGCCCACAAATCCTTATTTTAGACAAAACGTTAGATCTGAACAAACACTTTACGAAGATATTGTAATAGAATCTTTAAAAATGTTTGGTCAAGATCTATACTATATTCCTAGAGATCTTGTAAATGAAGATAAGATATTTGGAGATGACGTATCTTCAAGATTTAATAGCTCATACAAGATTGAAATGTATATCGAAAACATAGAAGGATTTGATGGAGAAGGAGATCTATTTACTCGATTTGGTGTAGAAATTAGAGATGAAGCGACCTTTATTGTTTCTAGAAAAAGATGGTTATCTATTATTGGTAGATACGATAATGAGATTAATAGCGAACGCCCAAGAGAAGGCGATTTAATCTATGTCCCAATGTCAAAGTCTATGTTCCAAATAATGCATGTCGAACATGAACAACCATTTTATCAATTAAGTAATCTTCCAACTTATAAAATGAGATGTACTCTGTTTGAATATAATAGTGAAGACTTTGATACTGGTGTTGAAGAAATTGATAACATAGAAAGAGATAACGCGTACGGAATTAACTTAACACTAGCAACCAATCCACCAATACTAGATGTAGAAAACGGAACGATTGTTTATCAAACAATCGACAGTAGTGGACTTAAAATTAATGGAGAAATTACTTCATGGAGTCCACTTAATAAGACTCTCAAGTTGAAACACATTGGTTCAGATGATGGTTCATTCAGAGAGTTTGATGTTGATAAACCACTGACTATTAATAATACTCTATACGATATTACTTCTGTAATTGAAGCATTTGATAACGCACCAAACACTCAGAATGATGATTTTTCAGATGAAACATTAGACTTTTTGGATTTCACTGAAACAAATCCATTTGGTGAGCCAGGAGACAGATAATGTTTACATATTTCTATCATGAAAAAATTAGAAAAGCTGTTGCAATATTTGGTCGGCTCTTCAATGATATCTACGTCATTCGAAAAAATTCAGATGGGTCTACTTTAAATCAAACAAAAGTTCCTCTATCTTATGCTCCTAAGAGAAAATATTTAGAAAGAATTCGCGAAGTACCAGATCTGTTAGAAGATACAAAGGTATCGATTAAGCTACCTAGAATGTCTTTTGAAATTGTTAATTTTGCGTATGATAACTCTAGACAATTATCAAAAACAAATGCGTTTACTTCAGCTGGAATCACTGGAGATACGAGAAGAAAATTTAATGTTGCAGTTCCGTATAATATTAATTTTCAATTAAACATATATGCTAAAGCACAAGATGATGCATTACAAATTGTAGAGCAAATTATACCGTATTTCAATCCACAATATACATTAACTATTAAACCTTTTCCTGATGAGTATCCAAATTTAAAAGAAGACATTCCAATCATTATACAAGGATTAGCTTTTAGTGATGATTTTGAAGGAGCTCAAGAAACTAGAAGAACTATTATATACACATTAGATTTTGAAATGAAAGTAAATTTTTATGGGCCTGTTACTGCTCCTAAGATTGTTAGAGAGGTTGAGTCAACTATCTATGATATCAATAACGGACTTCAAGATTCCGATATTCCTATCGAAAGATTGACAACTACTCCTAACCCTCTATCAGCGATTGGTTTAGCAGACAGCGATTTTGGTTTTACAACAGAGATTGATAACTTATATGACAGCGCGTAATAACGACGATAACGTACAAAACGACTATAATTATTCGCGTGAGACATACTATGACTTACTCGAAAAAGGTCGCGAAGCAATGGAAGATATGATTCATGTTGCTAGAGAATCTGAGCATCCTCGTGCATATGAAGTTCTTTCAAATATGATTAAAAATTTATCAGATGTTAACGATAAATTAATGGATCTAAACAGAAAAAACAAAGATATCACTCAACCAGCGAAACAAGTAGAAAATCAACAAAATAACATATATGTTGGTTCAACTGCAGAGCTTCAAAAGCTTTTACATCAAAATGAAAATGTGATAAATGTCGATTCAGCTAACTAGTTCTTACTTAGGTAATCCCAATGTTAAAAGAGATGGAGTCCAACAACAGTGGACTCCGGAACTTATTAACGAATATAAAAAATGTATGCAAGATCCTGTGTACTTTTCTGAAACTTATGTTAAAGTAATTTCTTTAGATAGAGGATTAGTTCCTTTTAAGTTGTATCCTTATCAAAAGAAAATGTTTGATCATTTTAATCAGAATAGATTTAACATTGTTTTAGCGTGCCGGCAATCTGGTAAATCAATATCGGCTTGTGCGTATTTGTTGTGGTTTGCTCTATTTCATTCAGAAAAAACAATTGCTATCATGGCTAACAAAGGCGCTACAGCTCGAGAGATGCTTTCACGAGTAACTCTAATGTTAGAAAACATTCCATTCTTTTTACAACCTGGATGTAAAGCGCTCAATAAAGGATCAATAGAATTTAGTAATAATTCTAGAATTATCGCCGCAGCAACTTCTGGCTCTTCAATTCGAGGAATGTCAGTAAACTTATTGTACCTTGATGAGTTTGCGTTTGTTGAAAGAGCTGGAGAATTTTATACTTCTACGTACCCAGTAGTTTCATCTGGTAAAGACACAAAAATTATTGTTACCTCTACAGCAAATGGCATTGGTAATATATTTCATAAAATTTGGGAAGGTGCTGTTCAAGGCATTAACGAGTTTAAACCATTTAGAGTCGACTGGTGGGATGTACCGGGTAGAGATGAGCAGTGGAAAAGACAAACAATTAATAATACCTCTCAGCTACAGTTTGATCAAGAATTTGGAAATACATTTTTTGGAACTGGCGATACACTGATCAATGCTGAAACTCTTATGAGTCTTAGAACTAGAAATCCGGATCAAATTATGGAAGGTGGAAACCTTCTAATCTATAAAGAACCCGAAAAAAATCATGAGTACATCATGACCGTAGATGTAAGTAAGGGAAGAGGCCAGGACTATTCTACTTTTACTTTGATCGATGTCAGCGTTAGCCCATTTGAGCAAGTTGCTGTTTATCGCAATAACACTATCTCGCCTATCCTCTTCCCTAACATTATCTATAAGTACGCAAAACTCTATAATGAATGTTATATTGTGGTAGAGTCTAATGATCAGGGAGTTGTTGTCTGCAATGGTCTTTATTATGACTTAGAATACGAGAATATTTACATAGAATCATCAGTGAAAGCAAATAGAATTGGTGTTGAGATTAATCGAAAAACGAAAAGACTTGGTTGCTCTTCTATAAAAGACATTATAGAAAATAACAAATTAACAATTCACGATGAAAATACTATATTAGAAATATCTACTTTTGAAGCAAAGGGACAATCATACGAAGCCGCTGATGGTAATCATGATGATCTAATGATGAATCTAGTAATGTTTGGTTATTTTGTGCTAAGTGAATTTTTCTCAGATATGACTAACATTAATTTAAAAAATATGTTGCACGAGCAACGAATAAAAGAAATAGAAGAAGATATTCCTCCATTTGGATTCATCGATGATGGAAGCGAGCATATCACTAACTTAGAACAACAAGAATCTCCGTGGGCCATTGAATATGACCCAAATTTGTAAAGTTATAAATAATGGTTGAGATTGATAAACACAACCGTATTATGTTAACATATCATTTATTAGAGGACATTTAAATGGCATTATTCACACCTTCAGAATCTCCCGCGGTTGTCGTAAGGGAGATCGATTTGACTGGTGGCGTACCTAACGTCCAGTCGACTACAGGTGCGTTTGTCGGGAATTTTAGATGGGGACCAGTACGTGAGCGTCGTTTGATATCAAACGAAACAGAGCTTGTTAGTACATTTGGTGGACCAGACGATGACAACGCAGTAGACTTTTTATCAGCAACTCAGTTTTTGAGATATTCTAGCACACTTCAAGTGATAAGAAATGTTATCGACAGTGGAGATAACCAAGCTTGGAACGCAGTAGCCCTTACTAATATTGATTCTTTAGGAGCAACTACTGGTGACGGAATTGAAAATCAGCTGATCTTAAATGTTGCTGATTTCACAGCTAGACAATCTTCTATTGCTACATTAAGTGATGAAGATATTCTAAATGATTCAGGCGTTGTAACAGACGCAGGTTCTGGAGCAAAGATTCATTTTGCTGCTAAGTATCCTGGATCACTTGGTAACAGTCTAAGAGTTTCGTATATCACTGCGATCGATTCAGCAGACACAACTAGTTTTTCTAATTGGCCATATGCGGCTAGCTTCGATGCTGCTCCATCTACTTCTGTTACTGCAACAGCAAGAGGTGCGTTGCATGATGAGATGCACATGATCGTGGTTGATGAAGATGGTACAATTTCAGGAGCTAAAGGCACAATCCTGGAAACGTATCCTAATCTTTCTATTCTTTCAGATGCAAAGAATAGTGAAGGCCAATCAGTATATGCAAAAGAAATTGTTAATAACGTTTCTCAATATATCTATTTAGTTAATTTTGATTCTGATCTAACAGTTGTTGGAGCTGGATCACCAACAGTGTTAAATAAAGATTACTATATCGATAATACTGGTGCGAATGTTAAATTCACAACCGGTGATAGCGCTAAAGCATCTATTGATCGTTCATTTACGAATGGAGCAAATTCTGCGGATCTTGGAGTTTCAGAATATCTTGAAGGATTCGATGAATTCGAAGATAAAGATCAAGTGGAAGTTGATTTCTTAATTGCACCTGGTATGAATGCTTTGGTAGATCAAACTACAGTGATAAATGACTTGGTTGCTACAGCTCAACAAGCTCGTAAAGACTGTGTTGTAGTTGCTTCTCCACACAGAAATGGTCTTGTTAATGTTTCTGCCGATGCAGACAAAGTTGCAAATACACTTGCACTTGCTAAAACATTAACTAAATCTTCTTATCTAGTAGTTGACAATAACTATCTAAAAGTATACGATAAATATAATGATAAGTACGTTGAAATACCTGCATCTTCAACAGTTGCTGGAATTATGGCAGCTACTGACTTTAATAGAGCAGCATGGTTCTCACCAGCTGGTGCTAGAAGAGGTCAGTTGCTTGGTATCACCGCTTTAAATTATAGTGCTTCAAAAGCACAAAGAGATTCTCTTTATAAAGTAGGTGTGAATCCAATTGCAAATATTCCCGGACAAGGTGCACTTCTTTTCGGCGATAAGACATTCTTAGGTAGACCATCTGCTTTTGATAGAATTAACGTAAGACGTTTGTTCTTGATTCTAGAAAGAGCAATTGCAAGAGCTGCAGAGCAAGTTTTGTTTGAATTCAACGACGAATTCACTAGAGCAGAATTTGTAAATATTGTAGAACCAGTTCTTCGTGAAATCCAAGGGCGTCGTGGTATTACCGACTTCAGAGTCGTTGCGGACGAAACAAACAACACTGCGGAAGTAATTGATCGAAATGAGTTTAAAGCTGATATCTTTATCAAGCCAGCTCGTTCAATTAATTACGTTACTCTTAGCTTTGTTGCTGTGCGCACTGGGGTCGACTTCGAAGAAGTTGTTGGAACTGTATAAGGAGAATATAAATGGCAGTTTTAGGAGTCGATGACTTTAAATCAAAGCTTAGAGGTGGCGGGGCTCGTCCCAATCTCTTCAAAGTTACAATTAACTATCCAGCTTATGTTAATGGAAATGCTGAATTAACTTCATTCCTATGTGAAGCAGCTCAACTTCCAGGATCAACGTTTGGTATTATTAATGTACCTTTTAGAGGACGTCAGCTAAAAGTAGCAGGCGATCGTACTTTCCCAGAGTGGCAGGTGACGATTATTAATGACACAGACTTTGCTGTACGTAACTCTATGGAAACATGGATGAACGGCATGAATGCACACTCAGCAAATACTGGTCTGACTAGTCCAATTGCGTATGAAACAGATCTTTTTGTAGAGCAGTTGGATAGAGATGGAAGTTCTCTGAAAAAATATACTTTCAGAGGCGCATTCCCAGCTGATCTCTCAGCGATCGACTTGAGCTATGCTTCTGTTGATGAGATTGAAAGATTTCAGGTGACGTTTGCTTATCAGTACTTTGACACTGATAATCCTCAGACTACAACCTAATATATACTAAATAAGAGGCTAGGAATTTGCCTAGCCTCAATTTTATTGGAATAAAGGTATGGCCGACGAAAAAGGTATTAAATTATTTGGGTTTGAAATAAAGAGAGCTAAATCTCCTAAAGAAGAAGATAAAAAGCTTTCTATTGTACCTGCACGTGATGATGATGGAGCAGGTTATATTACGTCTGCTGGCATGCATTATGGTCAATACTTAAACATTGACGGTGATGACGCTAAAGATAATTATCAATTGATTATGAGATACCGCGGAGTTTCAATGCATCCTGAAGTTGATGCCGCTGTTGAAGATATTGTTAATGAGGCAATTACTGGAACTGACAAAGAGAAATCTTTAGATTTAAACTTAGATAATATAAAAGTATCTAATGGCATAAAAAATAAAATTATGGAAGAATTTGATAATATTTATTCCATGCTAAATTTTGGAGAATTAGGCCATGATATTTTTAGAAGATGGTATATTGATGGCCGGTTATTTCATCACTTAGTCGTTGATGAGTCTAAATTAAAAGAAGGCATTCAAGAAATTAGACCTATTGATTCTGCTAAGATTCGAAAAGTAAAGCAGATTAAGACAAAAATTGATAAAGAAACCGGAGCTAAATTAATTGATAAAGTAGATGAATATTACATTTATCAAGAAAAATATCAACACGCTCCTGTAAGCGGCGCACAGACTACTGGTGTAAAATTAACAGAAGATTCAATCAGCTACGTAACATCTGGTCTTTTAAGTGAAGACAGAAAAAAGATTGTATCGTATCTCCATAAAGCTTTAAAGCCCATCAATCAATTAAGAATGATGGAAGATTCTCTTGTAATCTACAGACTTGCAAGAGCTCCAGAAAGAAGAATCTTTTATATTGATGTAGGTAATCTTCCTCGAGGAAGAGCCGAACAGTATATGAAAGATATCATGACAAAATATAGAAACAAACTAGTGTATGATGCTAGGACTGGAGAAATTAGAGACGACAGAAAACATATGTCAATGCTCGAAGATTTTTGGCTACCTCGTAGAGAAGGTGGAAAAGGCACAGAAATTAGTACACTACCTGGTGGTGAAAATTTAGGACAAATTGACGACATCGTATATTTCCAAAAGAGGTTATATCGTTCTCTTAATGTTCCTATCAATCGGCTAGAACAAGAATCACAGTTTAGTCTTGGAAGATCTACTGAAATTTCTAGAGACGAACTAAAATTTCAAAAATTTATTAATAGACTTCGCAAAAGATTTGCACATCTTTTTTATGGAATTCTTAAGAAACAACTTTTACTTAAAGGAATTTGCACAGAAGAAGATTGGGAAGAATGGAAAAGCGATATTATTATTGATTTTGTAGAAGATAATTATTTTTCAGAGTTGAAAGAAGCTGAGATGATTAGAGAAAGAATGCAAACTTTAGACATGGTACAACAATACGTTGGAGAGTTTTTCTCTAAAGAATGGGTTCTTAAGACTGTTCTTCGTTTAAGTGATGAAGATGTTAAAGAAATGAAATCTCAGATGGACCAAGAAAAAGCTGAAGCTCCTGATGAAGATCAAGAAGAACAGCCACAAAATGAACAGATTCACATTGAAGATAATTCAGTAGATACAAAGATTGAAGAAAAAACTGCTCGATTATTAGCACAACTAATAAAGAACTAACTAATGCCAAAGAAACCAATTAACGAAGCCTTGATTGCTCTTAACATTAATAAGTTAAAAGAAGAAATTAATTTATTAAAAGAAGAAAGACCAATCAGAGGAGACAAAGGTGATCCTGGTCCTAGTGGTCCTCAAGGCGAAAGAGGATTTATAGGAGAGCAAGGCCCTGCTGGTCCCATAGGCCCTCAAGGAAATGAAGGTGTTCGCGGACCTCAAGGCGATATTGGTCTTATGGGACCTCAGGGTCCTCAAGGAGACAAAGGCGAAAAGGGTGATCGTGGTGATATTGGGCCTAAGGGTGATACTGGTCCAGTAGGTCCAAAGGGTGATCGAGGCGATATTGGTATTACTGGTCCGCAGGGCACTCAAGGTGAGCAAGGACCACAAGGTGAAGTAGGCGAAATTGGCCCTCAAGGTCCTAAGGGCGAAAAAGGTGATAAAGGCGATACCGGTCCAGCTGGTATACAAGGAAAGACTGGAGTACAAGGACCACAGGGCGAAAGAGGTATTCCTGGATTAAAAGGAGATACTGGACCAGTTGGGCCACAAGGGCCTAAAGGCGATAAAGGCGATAAAGGTGATAAAGGTAATACCGGTCCAGTAGGTCCTAAGGGTGATACCGGACCACAGGGACCAGTTGGACCACAAGGGCCTGCTGGAGCTAATATTACTTTAGAAGATGTTCAGCCTGTTTTAGAACAAACTATATCAAAAGCTCAAACTGACTTTAATCGCTGGCGTGATAATATTAATAAGTCGCTTGCGTCAATGGGTGGCGGCGGTATTGGCCCTAGAGATGTTGCTAAAATAGTTAATGACGAAATTAGCGCAGGCAATATTAATATTACTACGAGTTCTGCAGAATTAGATTCTTCTTTTGTAACTGGCATTGTTGATGAAATTTATATCCAGGCCAGAGATAGAGTAAGAGACTCAGGATTCGTTGTTGATATTATTGATTCTGCTTATGTTCAAGCTAGACAAGATCCTAGATTAGATTCAGATGATGTTTTAGATATTCTATCAAATGGATCAGTATCAACATTAAAATTTGGTAATGATGCTACGCTTACTTGGAATGATATCGATGGTACATTAGACTTAGCATATGACAACGTCGCTTTACAGATAGGACAAGAGCAACACTTCTACGCAAAGGCAACTGAAGCAATTGCTGATGGCGAAGTTGTTATGTTTGCTGGAGCTCAAGGCGATCATATTCTTATTCGAAAAGTAGATGTAACTGTTCCAGGATTTATTAATCAATGGGTTATTGGTGTAGCAACACAAAATTTTGCGACAAATGACTTTGGTTACGTTACACAGTTTGGTAAAGTTCGAGGAATTAAAACAAATTACACCGGATGGTTCGAGGGTGCTCTTCTGTATGTTGACCCAAACAATGTAGGTAAGCTAACTCATGTTAAACCAATTTCTCCTCAACCAGAAATACTGGTTGCTGCAGTTGTAAGTTTAAATTCAGCTAACGGTACAATTTTTGTTCGGCCATCGTTTTTCGGAAAGTTAGAAGATAATAACGATGTTTTTATTGACAGTACTAATCGATTAGATAATCATGCATTACTATGGAATTCTTCAAACAACAGATGGCAAAATGGATACTTACCGTATTCATCGCTTGTAAGTAAGCCAAATATTCTAGATTCTGCTGAAGTACTAGCAATTGCAGCTAGTGTAATCGATTCAGTTGGTGGTGTTGATCTATCAGTAATTACTTTAGACTATGTATTAAATAACGGTAATACAACTTCTAGAACTCTTAACACTGGTGATATATTGCCAGATAGTAACGAATTTAGAGATCTCGGAAGTCCTACTAAAAGATGGAGAGACCTTTATCTTTCTGGTAATTCTATCTTTTTAGGAGATACTATAATTACCGGAGAAAATGGTAATTTAGTTGTACTTGCACAAGGAGATTCAAATACTCCTCCTACAATTATTACTAGTGTTTCTTTTCTTGAAGCCTTTGATTCTCAAGCTCAAGCAGCTGGTTATATTGGATCAACATATAACGAAGTCGATAGTGATAATCAAGTTTACAATGTTAAGATTGATTTAAATGTAAATGGATCTGTTAATACAACATCAGATAGTAGACTAAAAACAAATATTAGAGAAATTGAAAATGCAAGTGATCTTGTTTCTCAATTAAATGGAATATACTTTGATAGAGTAGATACAAATAAAACTTCAATTGGCTTTATTGCTCAAGAAGTTGAAAGAATAATACCTGAGGTTGTCGATACTGGCGCTGATGGAATTAAATCAATTGCCTATGGTAACATTACAGCGTTACTAGTAGAAGCAATTAAAGACTTAAAAACTGAAATCAATGAGTTGAAAACACGATTAGGAGAATAGTATGGCTGAAATAGAAGATTTGGTAAAAGCATCTTTAGATCAAGACTATAATAGAGCAAATGAAATTTTTGGAGACCTTATGGGTTTGAAAATTGGAGATGCTTTAGAACAAGAAAAAATTAAGTTAGGTAATCAAATTTATAATGGAGAAACAGATATCGAAGATGACGAAGACGATTTCGATATTGATGATTTAGAAGACTTTGATGATGACGATTTGGAAGACGATGAAGACGACGAAGAGTTAGACGAAGATGACGACGAAGACTAGAAGGCTAACAAAGCTACAAAGAGATTTAGATCAGAATGGAGATATTCTTACACAAGGATTCTCTCCTGAGTTAATTACTTCTGTGGCTGCTACTTCCTATAATACACCTGATGACTTACCTGGTGTTAATGTTGCGGGATCGTTAGCTTTAGTTCAATCTAATGATACTTTGTATTTTAATGACGGAAATGGCTGGTACGCCGTATCAAAATATAGTAGTTAAAGAGAAGAAATATGGCTTCACGAAATAGAAGAATTAGTTTATTAGCGTCAAACTTAGATGCTAACGGCGACATACTACAAGACGCACTTGCTCCATCTGTAGATCTTGGTGCCGGTGTAACAATTTATGATTCTGCTGGACTTTTACCAGATGGTGCAAGTACTGGAGATCAAGCATTCGTGACATCTAATCAAAACCTTTACATTTATAATGGTTCGGGTTGGTACTCTGCAGCTCTTATTAATGCTACTCCGGTGATCACGTCAGTGGTTGACTCAGATGGAGGAGTGACTCCTTTCAACTTAGCCACAGATGGAACTACGCTTCTTAATATAACAATTACTGCTACAGATTCAGATGGTGATCCTGTCACGTATTCGGCAACACCAGACAGTGACTTCACTCAATATATTGGAACAGTTACAAGTAGTGGAAATGTATTTACTATTGATCCTTTTAGTTCTGATTCGTCTATAGGTGCAACTGGCACAATTGTATTTAAAGCTACAGATGGTGTGAATATAGGTCAATCAGCTCCTCAATCATTTGTGCTAGATTTTGTATCAGAACTTTGGGATGATCTTTTGTTTTCTTATGTTTTTGAAGAAGGATCGGTGACTAAGTCTAGTAGCGTTAGAAATGAGAATGACAAGTTCATCGACCGTTCGACGAATGCACATACTGTGACGCCAACTGGAACTCCAACTCAAACGGCATTCCATCCGTATTTGGATAACTGGAGTTACAGAAATCCAGAAAACACTGCGCTTAATGTTGCTACAAGTGCAGATTTTGCACTAGGAACAGATGATTGGACAATAGAGTTTTGGGTATATCCTGAAGTGTGGTCTGGCGCCGCATCTATTTTCTTAGACTTTAGAACAACAGGGGTCCAAGCCGTACCTGTAATACAGTCATCAGACGGATCAAATCTAACTCTTTACGTTAGCGGTTCGAATTTAATCATAGGCACAGCACCGCCACTTAATGAGTGGGCTCACATCGCTTGTACAAGAGAAGGTAACACACACCGATTGTTCGTAAATGGTCAACAAACTGGATCAGATTACGTTGGAGCTCAGACCTATGTTCAGGGCTCTCCCACCATTGGCAGTTACGGACCTGCTCCTTCAACATACGACATTATAGGTAACTACAGCAATGTTCGCATTGTCAAAGGCACTGCTCTTTATACCGCCAACTTCACCCCACCAACAGGAAAACTCACAGCTGTATCCGGCACCGTACTGCTTGCTTGCCAGTCAAATCGCTTCATCGACAACTCGCCAAGCGCTCACGCTATTACCTTATCAGGCACTCCAGAGATCTCTGCTTTCAACCCATTCGGTCAAGAGTCTGAGTATGCGGTAGGGGAGAATAAGGGGTCTGTTTTAATTCAAAACTCAAGTAAACTTGCTTCTGGTGAGCCTGGT